CGGTTGTTGGTATTGCGAACCTCCTAAGGCAAGGTTCTCCGCCATGCCCATGCCGAGCTGCGACTGAGGGGAGAAAGGGATGACTGTGCTTTCCGGGTAATACGCAGGCCCGCCCTGGTTGTACAGGTTTGCCGCCTGATCAAACATCGCCAGCAAATAAGGCTGCGCCCCACTCCACGGCTCAGTTGTTTGAGTAACATCTTGGTCGCCACCGCCACCGCCCTTGCTCATGTCAACTCCTTCCGAATGATCGTAAAACCTTCTTTCCAGCTGTCGCTCTCAAGCGCCTTCACCCAGCCGCGCCGGCCGCATCCCGTAACGTATTTGCACTCATGGTGCCTGCCAAACGCCTCTAGGACGCGTAGTGCTCCGGGAAGCCATTTGTCCATGTCGTGTCCCGCGACGTAGGGCACATGAAGGACTTTGTATTGCGGATAAATCGTGATCTCAGTAACCAAAGCTGCTGCAATCTGAGGTGAAAGGCCAACCCATAGCTGCTTTTTTTGCTGCTTGATGTGATCGAAAAGATTGTCCGTTGAATATCCCGGGTCGTATTGATCAATAACCTGTTGCAGCCACGGCTCGACGGTTGGCCAAAACCTCTCCGCTTCGCTGGAGAGTATTCCCTCAATCATTTAAGGCCTTTTCCCTTGTTGGATCATTTGCATTATGGTCTGCAACTGATTACCGAAACCCCCTATTCCCCCGCCGTTCATGATTGAGCCAAAGTTGATGCCGGGATAATTCGCTTGCAGCCAATCCATCCAGTTGGCCCCGGGGCCTCCGGGAGCGTTGCCTGTATTCCCTGTATTGCCTGTATTGCCTGTATTCCCTGTATTGCCAGCGTTCACTGTATTCCCTGTATTCCCTGTATTGCCTGTATTGCCAGCGTTCCCTGCATTGCCAGCGTTCCCTGCATTGCCTGTATTGCCTGTATTGCCTACGTTGATTGCGTCAAAGTTGATACCGGGATAATTTGCTCTCAGCCACTCCATCCAGTTCGTCCCGGGTACTCCGGGGGCGTTCCCTGCATTGCCTGTATTCCCTGCATTGCCAGCGTTCCCTGTATTCCCTGTATTGCCTGTATTGCCTGTATTGCCTGTATTGCCTGTATTGCCTGTATTCCCTGTATTGCCTGTATTGCCTGTATTGCCTGTATTGCCAGCGTTGCCTGCGTTCAGGCGCTGATTATTTCCTGCCATTCCCACGCCTTGCCCGCGCAAGTAGTTCTGCCAGAACGACTGGCCCCAATTCCCCCGCGCGCCCGCTCGCATGGCGTCTTGAGGCGCGTATCTCGCCATCGCTCCCGGCTGCCCGTTCGGGCCACGGAAACTCGCCTGCGAGTAATACGACGGGGAGCCCGGCGTCCCCGGCGACTGCCCCTGCGCCAGAACTTGCGCCAACGTGTTGTAGCCCGCCCCCACCGACGTGTTGGTCGGCAAATACATAGAGGGATTGGGGACGTTTGCCGGAGGCAGTTGGCTGTTGCGATTCACAGGGTCCAGCAGGCCCCGAGCTTTTTTCTGCGTGTTCGGCATTATCGTCGTCCTCCAGTGCGAAACATGACCTCCACGCCTTGGGCGTGTCGGAATTGGGCTGAAACGGTCATCTTGAAACGGTGATACCGCGAAGAGGTCAGGCAATCCATTTCGCCGATCGTATTCGGTGAAATCGGTGCGCCATATTCGTAGTTCACAAACTGGTTGTCGCGAGTCGCAATCGCCAACGTGCTGGAGGCGTCCACCAACGGGCGCAGGCTCTTGATCTTGTGGATCAACCCTCCAGGGCCGGTCAGCTCTCCCGTCTCCAGCTCAGCCGTCAACGGGGTTGCCGTCGCGGTCATGGTCACAACCCTGTGGTCGGAGGCTCTAACCCCTCCCAGTGACACCAACCCGCCCTGAAGCGCTCCGGAGTCAATGGAGATGTTCATCGCGTCCACGTCCGCATAAATCGCGTCCAGCCCTTCAACGGTCACGGGGCTTGAGGAGTAGTCAAAGACGGTCTCAAGGTTCGCATCGGCCATGCCCCACTTCCCGAGATCCCAGCGGTAGAAGATCTGCCGGAACTCTCCCGTAGAAAGGGAGGGATAGGTCCACACCACCATTTCATGCTTGCGATCAATGGCGGCGCGCATTTCCGTGATGCGCGTGAAGTCCATGTCCGTGCGAACGAAACGGTCAACCTTTTCATACCCGATCGGGGTGCTGGAAGCGCCGTTGAACTCGTAAAAGCCATCAATGCCGTAGTAAAAGACTCTTGCTCCAACCCATGCGATCGCATTTGGCGCAAGCGTTCCCTTGTCTTCCTCAATCACATCGATACGGAAGATCAGCGGAGGGCCCACGTAGGTGATCGAGCGGATAGAGCGCTCACAGAAAATGATTCCCGCGTTTCCACGCGGAACAATTCGCTTGATGACATTTCCCTGCCCGTAAAGCTCTTGCTCGTCGGATTGCGTCGCGGCAGATATGGTCCAGGACTCGGAGTTGTTGAACCCGGACCACTTAAGAAGCGCTGCGTTGTCTGACGCACCACCCAGCACAATGAAGTCACCTATCACTGCTCCGCATGTAGCCTTGGGCGCATTGGGCACGTTTGCAAAGACCGTGGAGGTGCCAACGTCGAAATACTGCGGGACGATGTTGTTGCCAATGGCGATGATCCGATCACCCCACCAGATGAACTCCCAGTTGGTCACGGCATAGCCGCCCACCTTGGAGACGTCTGACAAGAGCCCGTTTGCGACCGAATAGAGCTTCGATGCCGTGCCGATCATCAACTTGTACGTGCCGGCCTTGTTGACCCCCCACGTGCCGGCAAACACCGCCCCGCTGGCAGCGTCCGAGATTGCCTCAGGGCCGGGGAATGACGAGTACGACGCCGCCTGGGGGATGGCATTCCTGACAGCGGTCAGAGAATTTCCCAGTGCCGCCTGATCGGGCAGCCATTCCCCAAACTGAACGACCTGCGACTCAAACATTGACGGTCGCCTTCAGGGGGGCGGCGGCCATAGACCACTTCGAGCGCCGATTCACCGCCTGCACTGACGTGGAATACAGGTTGCCCCACTTCTGCGCCTGCTGGTCGTCCTCGAGGAAGGCAGCGCCTTCTGCCAAAGTCGCATACAGGTATACGGGATAGTGGTTGGTCATCAGCCAGTTCGTGTCGGCATCTGCAGAGAGAACATCCCACGCCGCCCAATAGAGGAGCTTTGCGGTGGGGCTGTCTGCAGGGACGGGGGCAAACTTCAGCGACTGCCCCTCAATCGTGTAGATCGTCGGATTCCCACCCTGCTCAATCTCCGTCGAGGTGTAAAACACGTTCGGCGGGCGATACGCGATCTCTCTCTGATACGGGACATCCAGATAGAGGCGGATTGGGTCCAGAAAGTTTGCCGGAAGGCTCACGCTTTGCGCTGCGATGGTGATGTCGGTCGCGCTTTGCATTGCGGGCACGCGAATGTCGGTGCGAATGCGTGCCTCCGCCAGCGTCACGAACGTGGGAATCGTGTCGGTCAGCGTGCTTTTGTGCAGGAACGCCGCAGCATCCGTCTTCAGTTTCGCGTAGGTGGTCACAGTTTCTGATTCCTCAAAAACTTGAAGTCAGGATTGTTGATGCGTTGAGCGAGGAAGGTCTTCCAGTCCCAACGGTCTGCGTGCTGGCGCTTCCATTCGTGCTTCCACGCCATGTACGTCTCGATCGGAATACGTGCACCGATGCGTGTGTCGGCCTTGCGGTTCATGTGCTCAGACTGCTGTCTGAAGCCGTCGATGATCTGATCGACACGCTGAGAGCGCTTCACTTCAATTGAGTCCTCGTTGATCCGGACTTCGGATCGGACGCCATGAAGCGAATGGAACACTTCGACAGTCATATGACGACCTCGAGGAACCCCGCACTGGTGTATTCCCGAGCAACGTCTTTGCCATCCACTTCCATGATCTCACCGGGCTTGATGTGGGTCCGGTTGGCCTTCTTGGCCACGTCAGGAAGGTGTTCGGCTTTTGGGGTGTAGCCACTTGTCGCCACGGATCCATTGGGCAGTTGCTTGATGCGAAGCTGAACTTTCATGCAGTCTCCAGAAACGAAAAAGGGCCCCGAAGGGCCCTTGGAAAAGGGGCCCCGAAGAGCCCCTCAGGGGCGGGTTACGCCGTAACGGCAAGCGTCTCGTCGATGTCCGCAATAACGCCAGAGGCTGCCTCGTTCTTCGAGATCAGGCAGTAGTCGACCACAAGCGTGCGGTCCTCGGCGTCACCGACCTTGCCCATCTCCTGGACGTGCATCGGGTCAAGGGTGCCAAGCGCCCAATACTCCGAGTCGAGGATGAACACGTCGTCCTCCCGTTGGACGTAGTTCGGAACGATGTCGATGGTGCCGAAGTCGGTGACCATCACATCGACAGAACCCACTACCGTCAGACCCGACTTCTTGTTCGCGCCGTGATCCTGAAAAGGAGTCGCGATGCGAGCCGAAGAGGTGAACAGGTAGTTGGACAGGCGCTGCTTGACCTGCAGGCCGCACATCAGCATGTCGGGGCGACCACCGTTTGAGAAGCAGGAGCGAACGATCGAGTGGATCGTAGCCTCGCTCAGAGCGCGGTCAGTGCCGTCTTGTGCTGCAGTGCTGGGGTAGCCATAGGTCGTGCCCGAAAGCGCGCCAGAGGAGCCCGTAGCGCCACGGCTGACGTTGCTGGTGAGCCATGCCGGCACGCCTGCGGTCAAAGCGGCCTGCGTAGCCGCGCCAGGGCGAGCGACTTGGTTCTTGAGAACCACCGCCTCCATGTCGCGCTTGAGCTCCACGCCACGCTTGGCCACCAGACGGGCCAGTTCCTTCCGGCCACCGACGGTCTTCATCAGGTTCGCACGGCGCGTGACCCGAATCTGCTTGGCCGAGATCTGGCAGTAGTTGCCAGCGCGGGTCGGGGTCTCCTGGCTGTCCGCCGTGAACTCAAAGCCGTCGATTTGGGCGTTCGTGTCCGAGGGGGTCGCCAGTGCGTCGAGCGTCCACTCCTTGTAGGTGTTGGAGCAGGACTCGCGGCCGATGTTGGAGATGAACGGGGTCTCATCGCGGGACACTTGGAAGATGGTGTCCATCAAGTCTTCACGGGCCATCTGGCCGGTGACGTTCAGGTCATAACGATCGTGGGAACCAGTAAGCTGGGCCATGTTAAATCTCCTTGGTTACAAAAGTCGCTCAATCACTGCGGCGGCCGCGTCTCGCGAGCCGGTTTTCCGCAGGTGAGCCTTGGCTTGTTCAATGGCGGAGCGCTTCTGCTGAGGCCTTCCATTGGGTTTTGAAGGCGGCACCAGTTTCGGCATCGCCTTGACCTTTTTCGCTGCCACCGAGCTCTCGGCCTGCAGCTTGTCGTACAACATCCCTTTGCGCGTCAGGTCTACGATCCAGCTTTCGGAGATCGAGGACAGGTCGTCATCGGAGCGCTCATACTGGGTCTTCAGATAGTTGACGAGGTTTGACCTCATCTCCTCTCCCCACCCGGGAATTGCCTCAAGTTTTGGACGCTCAGCCTCCAGTCGTTGCGCTCGGGCAGCCTGTTGAGCTTGATCCGCTTGTTGGCGGAACTGCTGAATCGACTGCATCGTCGCTTGCTTGAGCTGATTGACCACTCCCGAACGCGCTTGGAACTCCTGCAAGCGGGCGCTCCATTCGGCTGGGTTGGTCTGCCGCAACTGATTCATGTAGCCCACATCAGGCGGCTGCAAGAACAGTTGTTCGGCTGTCTGGACGACCTGCCCCATCTGCAGCAGTTGATCCTCGAGGTACTGCTTTTGGGCGGTACTTTCTCGTTCGTAGGATTCGCGCTGCTGTTTGAGTGCAGTGGTCTTTTCGGAATAATCGCGTCCGCGCTGGTAGCCAGCCTGCAATTCGGCCAGCGTCACCTCGGAACTCTTGCCATTCACTGTCACGGTGGTCTTGAGTTGCTTCAGCAGCTCGTCCGGAGACTTCTGCAGAGCTTCAGCCACTTGCTCGAGTGTGGTGAGTTCAGGGCCAGATTCGTCGGTGTCATCAGCCTCTTCGGCCTCTTCCACGATCTCCTCTTCAACCGCGTCGTCTTCAGGGGTCTCTTCCGGCGGATCATCTTCAGCCGATTCAACCTGAGGATCATCCTCGGGTGTCTTTTGCGGCTCGAACATGTCTGCGAGGAGGGAAGCTCCCTCTTCGATGCTTAGAGAACGGCCAGTGTCGCCGTCAGTCATCGGTATCACCTCAAAAAACGCCCATCACGGGCACAAAAAAAGGGCCCATGGGCCCCTTTCCTCTGCTCGCGATGTTATACGCCGCTATACGCGGTTATATTTCCTTACAATCCTCCCTTCTTGAAGCGGCTCTTCTTCTCCAGCAAATGGTCCTCGATCTGGCCGGTGGCGATCATAGATACCAGGGCCTGCTTGTACTTTTGTTGGATGTACAGCAGGAGGTTCAGCTTCTCGCGATACCGCTCCGCCTCAAGACTTCCGTCAAACTCTGTCTTGGCAATCCGTCGAACAATCTCAGACTCCACACGCTCAAGCGCCGTGCGATGAGCCGGAGAGTGCACGATCATCTCCGCCTGCTTGGCCAGATCATTGCTCATAACGCGCCTCAATTTCGTGTGCGTGAGGAAGCGCTTTGGGCGTCATCGCCACGCGCACCTCCCCCTCTGTTTCCGTGAACGTCACGTGATGCGCGTCGTACCCGTAGGGCTTTGCGTCGTCAGGGACGCACTGGTCCATCAGCGTCGTGTCAGGAGGCAGGACCACGCGAATCCCGCGCTCCTTGGCTATGCCCAACAAATGCTCCACACAGCCCCTCCCTGCTTCTGCCTTGTGGGCGTGGGGGTAAGAGAAGTCGCACCCGTAAAGATGCAGCTCCTGAACGCCCGCGTGAATCGCGTAGGCCACGGCATGGGCGACGGTGGAGTTCAGGTACGTCGTGCCCACGCTGTTCACCACGGCCTGCAGCGGGAAGGCCCGTGCGCCCTCGTAGGCGGGGTAAACCGTGCTTGTGAAGAACTCAGGATGAATCTCCAGCATCTCAAGAAGAGACCTCACGGAGTCGTTAGTCTTTGCCCGCTCTTGCTGAAGGGCCAAGTCATCCATTGCAAAGGCCACGTCATGTCGGATGCGACAGACCATCATGTTGATGGCCCAGACCTCATCCACCTCCGCTTGCCTGACCCCTCTCCAGGACTCGCCCTGCGCGACAATCGCTACCTTCATGCAGCCGCCAAGATGACCAGCAATTCTTCATCCTCCTCCCTGATCTGCCGGCTCATCTGCTTACGCAGGGCCAGCTCGAGGGCCTTGTCGATGTCCTTTTCCTGAACGGCCATCGGACGCATGATCGTCCGGTAACCCTGTTCAACCTGCTCAATGCCAAGAACCGTTGGCGCGTACTTGCTGAAGAGAAGAACGTCAGCAGAGGGCTGAACAAACTGATTTTCTGTCTTCTGAATAGTTGCCGCATGCCCGGCAACCGCGATCACGTCTGTTGACGGGACCAGAACGCCGGGACCGGCTACTTCTGGTGACGGGGTGTATTCCGTTGTCGCCAGCGCATCTGCCGCAGGCTCCAGCACCCACGTGCCCGCAATCCCCGTGAGGATCGTTGGCGCGTATTCCGTGATTGCCACGGTGTCCGGCGGAACCGCTGATACCTGCGAGACCGTCGGCGCGTACTCTGTGATCGAAACAGTGTCGACGGACGGCTGGGCCACAAATGTGACCGTCGTCCCCAAGGCAATGCCTGGGGCAAACCCCGTAATGCTCAGCGTGTCGTTTGACGGCGTAAGAGTTGTTCCCGCCCCTGCCGAAACCGTTGCCGCGTAGCCTGTCAGCACTACGGCATCATTCGCGGGCGTCAGCGTGATGTTGCCACTGACCACGCTGATAGTCGGGGCATACTCACTGACAACGAGGCTGTCAGCATCCGGGTTCAGGCCAAGCGTTGCACTCGGCGAATACTCTACAATGGCGAGCGTATCAATGCCCGGCTGGGCGATAAACGTGACCGCCGTTGAAAGCGATACCGCCGGGGTGTATTCAGTGACGGCAACCGAATCAGCGCCCGGGTAAACAACCGTCAAAAGGGCCGGCGCGTGCTTAGAGACCGTCAGTGTGTCAGTGGCTGGCGCAATGTCAGACAGCGACAGCACCGTCGGGACGTATTCAGTGATTGCGACCGAATCGACGTCCGGATAAACAACCGTCAACAGCGTCGGCGCAAACGTCGCGACCAAAAGGCTATCGGCAGCCGGGTTCAGCCCTGACGCTGCACTCGGCGCATATTCCGTAACTGCCAGCGTATCGACAGCCGGCTGAGCGACAAACGTGACCGGCGTGCTGATGGCAATCGCAGGTGCGTTGCCGGTGACGGCGAGACTACCTGCTGCCGGGTTTAGCCCAAGCGTGGTGCTCGGCGCGCTCCCCGTGATCGCAACGCTGCCCGCGGCCGGGGTGAGAGTGACCGAGGCGCTGGCCGTGGAAAAAAGCAGCAGCAGTGACATGGATCAGCCCGGTCGCGACCACCACACCCGAAACGGTGTTTCGGCGTCCCCATCTTCCACGACGCTCAACTCTTCCACTGGCTCCGGGCGCGCGGCTTTTGCATCCTCGGCGTCCTGCAGTGTGGCGTATGCCCCCAGACAGATGTCACCCATAGAATCGGGCTCCTCTTATTTCACTGGCGCCTACTTCGATGATCTCGTCGGTCACGAAGTTCTCGGTAAACGTCACATAGCTGTCGCCCGTCCCTGCCGCCAATGGGCCGTCGTGGTAGGTGTTGAACGTGCCAGCGCCCATCGTGCCTACGTTGATGACAGAAAGCGTGAACTTGATGCGATCCCCGACCGAGAACGCAGTGGACGTCGGCGTGCGGGCGGCAGTACGCGCCGATTCAGTGGTGCCAGCTTCTGCGCCGATCACCGCTCTCGCGGAAACGGTGGACTGCACGGTTCCAGCGTTATTGGCGCGCTCGATTGCCAGTGCAATGCCGGCGTTCACGGTGTTCGCGGACTCACGGCACCGAATGTTCGGCGTAATGGAGCCTGAGATCGTGACCGCCGTGGTTAGCGGCTCAGAGAACCAAGAGAGCTGCTGTCCACCGGCCACGTCGGTGATAGGCAGGTTTGTGCCGCTGGCCGATGTGTTGGTGGTTGTTGTTGCGGCCGCTCGGCCTCGACGCTGCAAGGCTGCTTTAAACGCTGTCGGCACGTTTAGCGTTGACGCGATATCGCGCAGAAATAAAGTCGTAGCCATCTCAAATCTCGTATCCCCAAACGCTAACCGTCACGCTCTGAGCGTTGGTCGTTGTCACGCGCAAAACGAAGTCCGCCGCTCCTCGAACACCGGGGGTGAATGCGTTGATCAACCCGGGCTTGTTCGTGTTCGACGGCGCAAATTCACCGTCAAAAATCGGGAAGTCCGTGCCCCGTGTGTAGGTCGTGTCGGCCGCTCCACCAAACCATACAATACAAGTACCAGCCGTGGTGCCGTAGGACTGTATCTGAAGGTTGGTAATGACGACGGCCTTACCAGCCGCCGGGGTCCACAACGCTACACCGGTTTGCGCGGCGACATAGGTGGCGGTTTTGTTCACGTTGACGTTGGCGCGGATGATGTCGAACGTGCCCGCGCCATTCAGCCCCATCGTCTTGGCGGCAACGTCCAGATGGTTTTCTGTGGCCGTCTCGCCGTCAGAATGAACCGTGTCAACGCCGAGGTCGTTAGTGCCGTCCGTCAGCCTGACCTTGCCCGCATACGCCGTCCCCGCTGCCAGCGTAGCGGTCGTCAGCAAGTTCGCAGCCGTTGACTGAGCAACGGTCACCGAGCCTTGCACCCGGGTGACGTCCACATCCAGACCGTTGGTCGTGTCTCCCCTGGCGCGGTCCCACGTCGTCCCGTTGAAGACCTTCAGCCTTGCTCCGGTCACGAGTGTATTGACGGCAGCCGTCTCGCCATCGCTGGACGTCGTGTCTACAAGAATGGCATTGGTGCCATCGCCTACCGTGACCTGGCCCGCCACGCGAGTGACATCGACGTCAATCCCGTTCGCGGCATCTGCAGGGACAAGTGTCCGAGAACCGTCCGTCGAAATCGCGAGCTTGAAGAGCTGCACATGCTCAAGCGTGCCAGTCACTTCATCCGTGGCGATGGTCGTACCCGAGCCTGCAGTGATTGCGACGTTATCGGCCATCGTCGTTTACCTAATCGTGACTTTCAGTTGCCCGGCGCCCATCGAGTTCGATCCGCGCGCCGAGGTGATTGTGATGCTGGTGTTGCTCCAGGCCGTCACGGTCTGCGCCTGGCCGCCGATGTCGACGGTGCTGCTACCCTGCGACGCCCCAAAACCTGAGCCCGCGATCACGATGCCCGCGATGCCGGAGTCGAAAGAGGATGGCGTGACGGAGGTGATGGTGAGGCCGGTGGATGCTTCTTTAAGTGCAATGATGAGGCCGTCGTTCTCCCGGATTTCGGTCAAGGTGGCTGTCTTGTCGCCGCTTGTGGTTGCGCTGACCTGAGCTAGATAGCCCATATACGCAGTAGTACCGCCACCAGCCGTGAACGTTCCAACCTGGGCCGACTCGGCAATCTCAGTGCCAGCATTGAATGTGGCCGTAGGCGTTCCGCGCCGTGCTGAACCGCACATCACTAGCATGGTGTTTGCGGTGGTTGTTGCGACACCGGTAAAGGTAAGCGTATTGCTGGTTACTTCTCCATCAAACGTGCTGAAGGCGTCAACAGGAGATGCTGTATCCACACCACTAAAAGCGGCCGCAATGCCTACAAGGTTTAATTTATTGGCGCCGGACCCCGTTGCGGTAAAGGTGTAACTCGCCGGCTCTCCCGCCTCGTTAGTAATCGCCTTGCGAAAGGCCCATTTACGGTTAACGGCGGTGGCAGTGTATGCGACGCTTTCGCTAACCAATGTAAAGCCGCTGAATGAAACTTCAGATGTAAGGTCGCGGGATGTACCATCGTCTTGACGCCCTGAAATCACTACAACCAAACAATCACCCGTTGCAAGTCCTGATGGTTTGTTCAACGTGACGGAGTGCGTCGTGGAAGCAACACTTCCATCGTGCTGCCCGGTTGTATTTGAGCGGTATGCAATCGCCATTATTCCATCGCTCCGTTTATCGTCCTGGCCGTGTAATCCACATACCCGGAGCCGACGGCCCCAATGTTGATCGTTTGATCGAGTGGGCCAGAAACCTTCATCGACAGCGCGGCCAATACCGCCGCCCGTGAATTTAATCCAGTAAAGGATGGTCCGTCGAAACGATCCGTCAGCACGGCCGTGGTGTAGGCCCCATATTCGTTATTGTTTGTTTCCGTCCCTGCCGCTACCGAATATGCGACATTGTTCTTTGCGACATTCCCGCCGCCGTCTCCATTAGGATACGAGCTAGTGCCGGTCCCTATGTTGATCTTAGAGCCAATTGTTGCAGTGTTGTCCGCATGTATTACCGTGTTTCCGATCACGTTGCAGTTCTTTGCTTGCAGCACACTAATCGCGTGCAAGCTGTTCGTGATGCACACGTTGCCCTTAATCGTTGCGGTGTAGAAGTGCGTCTCGTCGCCGGTGACGTGCTGGTCATCAAGAAAGATACATTGGGTTGTCTGGTTTCTGCTGTTACCTTGAAACATGACGTTGCCGATAATTTCCATAGTCCAATCGCGTTGGACTGCGCGTGGTTGAATAAAATCAACGTGCGGCGGTGTGCCAAGGCCAATGTTAACGTCAGATGATTTTCCGTATGCTTCGTAAAACGTATTCCAGTTTATTTTTGTAGTCCCACTACCTAAACCCGAGCTAAAAACAAGCCCTCCTGTATAAAAGGTGTGGCAGTTGTTGCCGATGAAATGAAAATCTCCCGAAATATTTTGGGAAGTACCTAAAACCTCGAGAAGGTCATAGAATTCGCAGTCATTAATATAAATGTTGTTGATTGCGGCTCCTGCTCCAGCAGATACCGTGCGAATTCCTTTTGCTTGCGTGGTGCTTGGCTCGTAGGCTCCATAACTTCCCATTGGATCGTAATAGTCTGAATGCACTTCACAGGTACTTAGCGTGAAGTTTTCAACGCCCGACCTGATCGTAATAAGATTTCCGTTGATCTCGTTGTAAACCTCAATACCATGCAGTGTCAGGTTCTTCGTGCCTTGGAAATCAAGGCCGGAAAAGCGCGGTTTCGTTTCGCCGTAACCGCAAATCACCAATCCGCCGGTCCCGAAGTTCTTGTCCTTGAGGTTAGGCGTTCCGTCCCGCGTGATGACATACGGCGTCGCGTTGTACTGCACCCCAATCACCGCACCTTCTAGCGCAGCGGCGCTTTTGGCAAGCTCGGTGTTTAGCTCGGTCTGGTTGGTGACGATAACCGTGGGCGTGTAACTCGTACCCCCACCCCCCACCACATCCACCCGACACGCGCCGAGCGACTGCGAGCCCCGGACGGTGGTGAACGTGATGCTGGTGTCGGACCAGCTCGTGACCGTCTGCGCTTGGCCCGCAATAGAGACGCTTCCCTGCGCCGCGCCGAACCCTGATCCGATCAGCGTGACAGACTTTCCGCTGTCGAACTTGTCGGGCAAGATGCTGGTGATCGAGGGCACGCGCTAGTCTCTACGCAAGCGAGAACACGCCCGAAGCACTGATCTGAATGGTAAGCGTGTTACCCGTGGTCGTTGTCACGTCCGCAGGGGTGCTGTCCAGCGTGCACCAGGCCACAACGCGGTCAGGGGTGGGGGTGGTGTCGTAGATCGCTGCAAAACGCGCCACGATCGATCCACCGCTGGCCGTCCACGTGGGGTCGGAGATGTCGAACGTGCAGGTTCCGGTAGAGCGCGTCCACGTCGGGGTAACGGTCGTCCCGCCGGCGGTGTAGCCGTTCGCCGTTGACAGCTCGTTTGTTACGGCCGTGGCGTCATCTGACGTGTCGGCGATGTTGGACGTTGAGGCCAGCAGGACAACCTTGAACGTGTCAGTGTCAAAGTTGATCTCGGCGTTACCCATCCTCTCTTTGATGGCGTTCGTCACGCTCCAAGCGCTAGCGGCCATGCTTACTCCTCCTCAATTTCAGGCTCAGCAGAGCCGGGGTTGGTCTTTACCTCTTCATCGCTTTCTGTGATCACCACAGTCGGCGGATGTCCTTTCACCGTGCCAATCACGCTTTGACCTCTGGCTCTACGCGAGTGATGAATCCATCGGCGTTGCGGATGACCCGGTACCGGATGTCACCCTTGACGACCGATGAGATGCGCCCTGAGGCGTCACGCTTGACGCTCATGGGCAGCAAATCGTCTTCAGGCTCAGATTCCTGAATTTCTATTTCCACGTCGGCTTTGACGGGAGCAGAGACGACCTGTGTGATCTGTTGAATCGGCTGCAAGATCTGCGGCGGCGGGATAACGGGCATCTGCGCCGTCACTTCCTGCCGAATCATCTCCAGAACACGCGGCCAGAGGCTGTAAAGCGCCTGATCGAAATAGGCGGACAGGTGCTGGATGCTAAGCGCGGTGCGCTGCTCAAAGTCGGCCTTGAAGTTCTCGCCAATTGCCCGAACAGCCGCTCCCTTGTCGGGGTACTTCGCCAGCGCCGATCTGAGTCGAGAGCCTTCGCTTGGAACCTTAAGCGCTGATCGGAGCCGGGACATTCGCGTTCTCCAGCAGTTCGATCACGCCGCTTTCCAGCGCGTCGGCATCCAGTTGTTTTTCCTTCGCCTCGGCAAGGGTCTTGATTCGCTGCGCCTCTTTGAGCCCGCTGTCGGCGATGGTGTTCTCCACGTTCGCACGGGACTCGGCGATCTTGATCTGGGCCTCGAGTTGCGCGATCTGGAGCTTCAACTCGGCTTCCCGGAGCTTGAGATCCTGCTCTCGAGCGCTCAACTGAGCCTCGAACTGCGCCCTTTGCATGTCGAGCTGAGCCTTCTGGCCTTCCACTTGCGCCCGCATGACCTTCGACTGCGCGTCGGTCTGCATCGCTTGTGCCTGTGCTTGAGCAACAAGCAGGTTGGGGTCTGGCTGCGGAGGTGCGGGCGGCGGAGGGGACGAGAAATACCGCTCGGGCGATTTCTTCCCGGATGCCGTCACCAGATCCGAGGCGGACTGCAGAAGGTTCTGCGGGTTCACAATGCCAAACTGGATCAGTTGCATCTGCGCGGCCAGCAGTTGTTGCGTCGCCATCAGCTCCTTGCTGCGGTCGTTGAATCCCAATCCCACATTGACCGAGACGTTCTCCCGGTCTCGCCAGTCGGAGGGGTTCACTTCAATCCACTGCCCTCTGACTTTCATCATCTGAGGACGCTGCGAGTGTTCTTTCAGGAGGCGGTGAACCTTCGATGCAAGCCACTTGAAGCCCGTCTCAGCCATGATGCGGGCGAGAAGTTCTACCCGCTGGGAGGCCTGCTCCAGCGCACCTTGGAACGCGCCCATCGTCGTCTTTTGAAGGACGGCAGGGTCCAGAGACAGGTTCGGCGCAATGCCCGTCCGGGTCTGCTGGGACTCCGTGACGAACTGAATCACCGGAAGCAGCTCAGAGACGAACGAGGTGCGCTGCTCGTCGATGATGGCTGAGGGGTCTTCGCAGGGGATGAACTCCGCCATCGGGTCCAGCAGGCTCTGGAGCGTCTTCCCGTCGTCCGTGAGGGCGTTTATCCCTACCCTCGAGCGAGGACGGTTCACCCGGTACACGTTGTCCAAGAGTTGGCGGATCAGCGTGCTCTTCAGGAGCTGCAGATCCCTGACCAGATCGGCCTCGGCCAGACCGGGGTGCCGGTGCGGCATTGGAATGGCGCACAAGGACACCAGCGGAACGTAGTCGTGCTCGACGTTCTCAAAGATCTTGTCGCCAATCATCACAATCCGACGGCGCTCGGCGATCCCGTCTCCGTCGACATCCACGAGGGCGGAGATCTCATGGACCCAATAGGTGCGGAGACTTTCATCCCCATCCCCGTCTTCCCAGTTCGCCCAGGACTCGTCTTCCGTAAACAGACGGTTGACCTTCTCGCCCGCCCAATCACGCCCGCCTTCAGGGCTTACCTCGTCCAGGAGATCCCGGTCGAACCCTGCCCCTACCAGCCATGAATACGTCTTCTTGGTTCGGTGACACACAAAGTCGCAATCATCCAGCGCGAGCTTGTTGTGCGAGGCGTCAATCAACGCCTCCTCTCCGGGGATCGGCTCGATGCGGAGCTTGGGGTAGATGCACGTGCGCTTGACGTTGATGTCGATGCCCGTAGGCGTGATCGCCTGCTCGGTGACTTCTACCTCGGGGTCATTCACCAAGATCGACAACTCGGCCTCGGTCAGGCCGCGATACTCCTCGCCCGTGACCTTGACCTCGCGATCCATCCACACCTTGATGTAAGCGACCGGCTCAAGAAGCGCGGACTTGATCCACGTGTAGACAGTCGAGAAATAGTCATTGCCTCGCGCCAGCGCGAACTGGACGGCCTCGGTCTCCTGCTCGGCTTGAGCTTCGTCATTCGGCCCGACCGGATCGAACTGAACCGCCCTGTCGCCCGCGACAAACACCCGCAGGAGCGCCGGCAGCACCCACTCAACCGTCTCCAGAACTTCCCGTGAACGATACTGCGAATACCCTTCGCGCTCGTTTCCGTAGGGTTCGCCGAGGTAGTAGTCGAGGTTCTTTTGGCGGGTGGCGCTCAGTTCGCCATCGTCGTCGTTGAGGGAGGCGTCAATCTTCCCCGCCAGCAACGCGACCAGTTCGCGCTCATCCATCACGCGATTTTCGCGCTCGTGATGAACCACGCCGAGCCGTTCGAGGCCACGGTCGCACAGTCGTACTGGGCGTCAATGCTGGCGTAGTTGGCCGCGCCGTTCACGAGCTCCGTGCTGTAGCCGTCGATGGTGACGGCATTTGCAGCGCTGGTGGTCTTCATGAACGTGAACTCCAACCCTGCGGAGGCGGGCGGCAGCGTCACCGTCATGCTGGCCGTGTTGGCCACGTAGATGATGCCGGCGTCCGTCGGCTCCAGCGTTGCCGCCGCCGAGATGGTGCGCGATTTGCGCGTCTTGGGGTCTTTTGAAATGTCGCCCATGTCTCTCTCCTTTCAGGCTTCATAGCCGTGTTGAAAAATCCAAAACTTGTTGTGCCACATCAGCACGTATTCGCGCTGACCGTCTCGCGTGCGCCAGCGGCTTACACCATCCAGCTCGCTGAGTCGCCGTGCCCGGACCGCCACTTGTCGATGGCTTTGATCCGCCGCTCGCTGAGATTGTCTTTTTGCCATGGGTCTGCTGCCCGAAAGGCCTGTGCTTGCTGGCGAAGGGCGTCCGCAGCATGCGAAGAGGCGTCATGGAGGGGCTCAGGGCGAAAGTCGAGCGTTCGGTCGGACATCTCGTACCGGTAAGCCTGGAGTCGCTCAAGGCCTTCCTCACAGCGCTCTGAGTCAAACCAGTAAGTCGAGAACTGGCTTCGGACGATCTCAATGCCTTCCTGAATCGCCCGAATTCGAGGGACGACCGTGATCGGCTTGATCCCTGCGTCCTCAAACATCCGTCGTCGGTTCCGATTGCCGAAACCCAAGATGTCGTGATCCACATCGTGGGGCATGTAATGCCGGCCGAGGTTGTGTCCCCTGCCCTTCACGAGCTTGGCGTAGTCCCCGATCTCAAGCTGCCGGCCCTCGAGGTAGTCGATGAACCGTCTTTCAGGGCCCACCTGGCAGAAGAACCAGATGGCCGTGGCGTCTGACTTTCCAAGATCCCAAGTCGTGTGCACTTCACAGCTTGAAGGGATTGGAAGGTGAGGCCTGATCCTGCCCTCTTCTCTTGCCGCCTTGAGTTGTGTCCCGAACACCGCGCCCGTTGTGAAGGCCTTGAACTCGCCCTCCCACACATGGCGGTATTCGTCGTAATCCACTTCCTTCAGGTGCTCTAACTCAGCCCGCAACTCCTCAGGAAACCACGGGTTGTCCCGGTGGCTCACCTTCTTCACCACCGCGCTGGGGGGTGGTGTGGCAACGAAGCGCTGCCACGTTGAATCCGTCTTCAGAAACGGGTTGAACGTGATCCAGATCTCCGAGCCTTCCTTTCGGACCGTCGGAATCAGGACAGACCACGAGGCTTCCCTCACCTTGTCGGCTTCTTCCACCCAACAAATGTCGATGCCTTCCATCGACTTGATCTTGTCGACGTTGGACCGCACCCCTTCAAAGATGAACTCTGAGCCGTTCAGTCCGCGAATCGTGTTCTGCAAAATCTGATACTGGGCGGAGAGTCCCAGTGCCGCGATCTGATCGGACAGGAGCTTGTGGACAGACTCCTGAATGCTCGACTGAAACTCTCGCGTGCACAGAATCCGGAGCTTCCGAGAGGCCGCCTGAACCAGCAGCGCTCTCGCGACCGCCCAACTCTTCCCCGATCCCCTCCCGCCATAGAACACTTTGTATCTTGCGGGATGGAACAGAGGCTCAAAGGCCTCACTGAACGTCGCTTCGACCGATGAACTTGATCCGAATCTCACGCGGTACCAATTCCTCGCCGTCCTGCCCGGTCACTTCAACGGACTTCATGTCAGGCAGGAACTTGTTGATGAGCTTGAGCTTTGTGTCGATCACGACTTTCAGGGCGTTGATCGGGCCGTCCGGGTTTTGTTCAATTTTTGAGCAGAGATCAAGAACATGCTGGACGTGCCCCCCAGCCTCGAGCATGGCCCGGAGGTTCTCCCGCCTTGCAAGGCGGTTGGTATCAGGTCTCGCCACTCAGGAGATCTCCCAGGCCAAACTTGGGCTCGTCGAACCCGTCAGAACGATTCGGTACTGCCGTGCTCGGGGATAGGTGCTTTGGAGCTGGCTGGCGGTCGTGTAGGCCGCGCTGGAAAGAGCTACCCAGTTACCCAGTGGATCTTTGTATTGGACGGTTGCTGTGCCGCTTCCAAACGTCCCAGAGACGCGGAAGAACGGTTGTGCAAGGTTGACTACCCCACTCGTCCCGTTCGTCGTCAGAGTCCCGCACACGACGTTGTGGAGGAAGAATGCGGGGCTTGTGACCGGCGTGCTGTTCTCTGCCGCTCCGTTGACTTGCGTGAAGTGGGCAAAGAGCTGCGAGGACAGTCCGGGGATGGTGGCGCTCAAGGTGTTTGAGAGCGCGCCCGCTGCTGATCCGGCCCACAGAGCTGCCGCGCCCGTGTTGTTCTGCCCTGCCACAATCTGAGCATGCGAGGGCGTGGTGGCGGATGTGGTGACAACCGCGTACACCGTGCCCGTGGCTTGGTTGGAGTCCAGCGTCAGGGTGGCGGTGGTGTCGCTGGTTGCGACGACGGCGACATTAGAGAGTGTGGCGGCTGCCATAGTGTTTCCTCAGCGCTTTTCAAGGTCGTCGATGCGACGATGAGCTCGGGAGATGGTTTCTTCGTGGCGGTCGATGTGTGACCGCAGGTAATCAATGTGAACGATCAAAGCGGCGATGGTCCTCTGACTGGCCACGTTGCCGGCAATGGCGCCGGTGACAATTGACACCAGCACGGCCATCACCAGGCCGCCGACAATGGATTCCGTATCCACCGATCACTTGACCGGCTGAGACGTCAGGACGCGGAGCGCGGCGTTAATCGCCGCAATCAGAATCAGACCCGGACCAGTCGCTGCGACAGGCATTGCTTCCGGCGCGACCGTCAACGCAGCGCCCGCCGCAGCCGTTGCAACAGCCACCCAAATCGTGCGGGACTTGCGGATCTTTTTCGGTTCAGCTTGGCTCATCGTCGGGCCTCACAGGTGAAACGGGTGAAACAAAAAACGGTCCCCAATCAGCCAGGCATTCACCGCATTCAGCTGTGACCTGATTGCCGATCACGGTGATGCGGAAGTGCCACGACTGGTCGCCGCAGTTGCACCGCAGCTTGACGACTTCAGCGTCAGCGCTGCGGCGGCTTTTGATCGGTTTGAGTGTCGCCACGTCGCGCGATCTCCCGCTCGATGTACCAGACGGCTTTTTGCAGATCTTGGGTGGCGTCAGACTTCAGCCCAGCCCGCCAGATGTATTTCATGGCGTTGCCGAGGCAGAAGTTCATGTGCTCGGTGATCTGGATGCACTCGATGCCGGATGGATGCGCGGTGTAATGCGCCGGCCGGTTCACCGGATCAGCGGACTTGCCGGATGTCGCACCTGTGCCGCTCGATTTCGCCATGTTCTGCATCCAAAACAATCGCGTACATGTCGCGGCCGGACCGGTAGCCCTGCGAAGCGTGCCAGGCGTCTTTCGCGGCGAGCGTGCGGAACGACTCAACCACCGCCCCGCGAAGCTCAGTCTTGCTGGTGTGGTGGATGTGTCCCGTATACCAGTAGCGGTGCAGCGTTCTGCCCCACGCTTCCGGCTGGTCAGATGCCATCAGCTCCCCGAGCGCCAGGTGCTTCACTGTGTCGCCGTGGGTGACGCCGATCAGGCAGCGGCCGAACTCGACATAGTGGAATTTCGATGTCGTCGGGTGGACATGCACCCGTGGCTCAGCGTGGAACCACGCTTCCAGAAACGCCGAAAGCATGATCGAGCTGTGGTCGTCATGGTTGCCGATGGCGTTGATCACTTCCACTTTGGCGTGCTTGCGCAGTGCCAGCGTGATCAGGTCCACCATCAGGTGGCAGCCAAGCCGCAGCACTCGCGGCCAACGGGTGTCCACATCCAATTTATGGCCGCTTTTCGTCAACTGGCTCAGGCTGTCGGCGTGGAAGAAGTCGCCCAGATTCACGATGAGCGCCCGCTCGGTCGGCGGCGCAACGTCAACCAGTCGGCCAGCTGCAGCAAGCAAGTCCTGCCGGGCGATGTTGACGTCAAAGTCTTCGCCGGCTTCTTCCGCCCAGGCATAGGCCCCAATGTGCGGGTCACCTAGCGGGATGACCGTCAACAGATTGGATACGCTGCGAGCCGGCGCCTTAACCGGCTTAGCGGTTCCACGGTATTCGGCTGCCATCTCCTCGATGGCTTCCCGCATCGCCCGCGCTGCGTCGTCATCCCGCAACCGGGACTTCACCCACTGCTGGCTGACTTTGCCATCCGCGTTGTACAGCGTGGAAACGCCCCGAACTTCGTACTCCGCCGGCACGGCATGTGTCATGTCGTGCTGGACGGAAAGCCCGCGTCTGGCAGCCAGCCGGACAAGCCGCTGCAGCACCATCTGCATGGCCCGTCGGGTGATCTTCAGCTCTCGCGCACCTTGCGACACACCGAACTGGCGCACGGCTTGGATCTTTTTGCGCTGCGAATCCGTGTCGGCGACGCTGAGAAGCGCGTCGAAGTCGTAGTCGCGGGCCATCAGGGCTGAGGCCAGAGCCCTGTCTGCATCATCACGCAAAGCCGCTGCGACCGAGTGCCAACCTGCTTGAACCACAAGCTGGACCGCATCTCGTTTGATGCAGCGTCCCAGTCCTGCCGGCCTAAAGCCATGCGCAATCTTGCGAACTTGGCAAACCCAGCCCAGCCGAGGTTGAACACCATGTCGATCAGCACGGCCTGCCGGACGTCTGACAGATCGAGCCAATAGGGCTCGGTGCGCAGGCTGCCGATCGCGCGGTCAACGTCACGCTCTAAGAGCCATTCAGCCTCGGCCTCGCTGATGCCTTGAGATTCAAGGTTTCGCCCAAAGCCGATGGTCACCTTTCCGGCAGTGCACCGGTAGGGGGTTCGGGAAAACCCCTCGTGTCTTTTCAAGAGCTCCACGACGTCCATTTTGCGCGCCCAAAAAAAAGGCCCGGGGGGACCGGACCAATTTGAGTACAAACTTCGGACGCAGTGCGTCCCGCATATGTCAACACATCCACGTGAGATTGCAACACGTCATGCCTGATTTTTTTCAGCCGGTGGTTGCGTCGTGAATTCCCATGCCGCATGGGCTCGACAGAACGCATCCAAGGCTGCCCGCCTGGCGCGTCCGCCGATTTTCTTTCTGTCCACGTAATGCCGCCGAAGCGTGGTGTAAAACAGGGGCTTGTTTGCTTGGAGGACCGTCATGATCCACCCCGTCGCCTCAAGCCTTAAATCTCTTTTGCTCGAATCCAGCGATCGGTATCCCGACTGATAGTCCTCGAAACTGGGCGACACAGACGGGAACCAGACCCTGCGGACTTCCGCCAGCTCGCCCGCAGCCCACTCTTCCACCAAGAGATGTGCCTCGTGGTGGGTGATCACCTCAAAAAGCGCCTCAGCGTGTCTGCACGGGCCTGCTCGAGCTTCCTGTCAGGATCGTTAAAGGGCATGGATTGCAGGTTGGCCTCGATAACAGCCAAGGCCTCACGGACCGTTTTCTCTCTTGCCAACGGAAGCGCTGTTTTGATCGGCGGGAGAGCGTCGCTTTCACGCGGCGGCTTCAATTTAGGCCAGTGCCGTTTAGCGACTCCGGTAGTGCTCACAGAAACCCCTCCAACGGCTGTCCTTGACGAACAACCTCAAGTTGTTGCCGATAGTGTTTGCCGATCTCTTTCACTTCCCGCTTTGCTTGTCGACCTCGAGTTGTGTCCTGAGCCTTTTCTGCCAAAGCTTGAAACCGGTACGGGCCGAGTTTTGTCTGAATAAACGCCATGTGCTCGATGGGGTGTGCAGTGACGTAAAGGTGGCATCCCATGCACAACGCTGTTGCGTTGTCCGGGTCAAATCTGACGGACCACTTCCCTCGTCCGTGGAAATGCGAGCAGTCCAACCTTTTGCTCAATTCCGGAGGGGCAAACGTCCCGCAGCGCTCGCAGGTAAACTTCGCCTGCTCACGAATGCAGAGACTGAAATACTTGTCAGCACTCGTGATCTTGAGCACGGCGCACTAACTCCACAGTGACAAGAACCGTCCCCAACTCAATCAACGCCCGAATGTCCTGCTCGACCATCTTGATCCGATCAGGGATCGCGGATGGGTCGGTGATCATCGTCTTGATGCCAGCCTCACTCATCGACGGAGCCTCTTCCACACACCCAGTCGGTCTTTTCTCATTCCCGTTTTCACCAGCTCATCGGGCGTCATGCAGCGGCGCGGGTTTCCTATCCGGTGCTCAGCGGCGGACAGGTTGCTCGCGAACGTCTCGTTGCAATGCGGACACATGTTCGGAGGTTTCATGGCCTTGCCCCCATCACTGCCTCCAGTTGCTCACAAGAAATGCCGTTGGAATATTTCGCAAGGAACGCGTCTTGGATGTGGTTGAACAGTTCATTGAACTGGTCTTGATCGAGGGCATCCCATGCAATTGATCGGGGCCACAAGTGTGTCCGCCCGTTTTTGTCCACAACCGGATCAAAGTGCCCCGCGCTGATCTCAAGCACCTTCCGCCACACATCCGGACTGTCGTACTCGTCTTGAAGGTCAAACGTCATGGCGAAGAATTTGAACGCATACCGATGTTGCTTTGCGCTTCTGCCTCGCTTGTGTTCAACGATCACTTCCTCACCGAACTGATATCTCCCGAGCACTTTGAGCGCTTCGTCGGACGCCGGAGCCAGCCCTTGGTTTGTCTTCACGAAAATAGCCTTCACGGAATGCCCGCAGTCGAAAGGCGTTGACGACGTGCGCCTGGACAAGCTCCCGCCATGCTTCGGGGACTCGCGCCAACGCTTCCGCACGCATCTCCCGCGTGGGCAGGTTGGAGATTTCCATGGCGTGCTGGCGCGGCCATTTGTCCGTGCTCAGAACGGGATTTCGTCGTCAGGCGCTGCCGGCCCGCGCGCGACGTCAGCCAACTTCTCCGTCGGCTTCCACGTGTCCAGCTCGGCGTAACACTTCCCGCTTTTGGCGCGCTTCAGCGCCACGTTCAGCCAGTCGCTGTCCTGCTGGCGAAGGAAGTCGATCAGGTCGGTGCGCTTGATGGACAGGTTGGCCAGCACATATTCCGGCGCGTTGTCGTTGCGCTTCACGACCATGCCGTTCACGAAAATCTTGTCGTTCATTTTTTCGTCGCTCCGCGTTGAAATTCTTTCAGGTCCGGAGGCGCAGAGTGAATCTGCCAGCGCCTCCTAGTTGCGTTTTCACGCCCTGGTGTGACTTGAAGCCGATCACGCCTGAATTCAGGCGTTTCGATTTGGCCGCCCTTCGCAAGGAATTTCTCTACATCCCTCGCAATCTCTTCTGCCGTAATCAAGCTCGGTTTGCGGACATCCACATCCGTAATGCGGGGCTTCACGAAACAACCTCCAATCGTCTCCAAGGGGGCGGGGCTTGCTCCCACTTCAATGCGAAGGGGGCGTCGGTTCCAAGGAACTGCATGGCGTTGTGGTGGAACCACAAGCCGAATCTCGCCTCGTGTCCGTGCTCCCTGTTCTTCTCAACGGTGAGAAAACTGTCCGGCTCATCAAGCAAAGTCTTCTCAGCGTCCGTCAGGAAGCCCATCGCCCGGCGCTTCTCGGCTGCGGCTTCCTTAGCCTTGTTCCGGTAGACCACTAACACGTTGTCTGCGAGGTCGGTCATTTCCGCCGCACCTCGGATGTCGAACTTCCCCGGGCTTCCCCCTCGCTCGTCGCTGCCCTTTCGCATGTGGGCAACGAGGTGGACGTGGACGTTGTGCCTCTTGGCTGCCCACTGGAGGCGATCCACAAACCGGGCCTGTTCGGTGTAGTCATCACGTCCAAGGCCGCACTTGGTCACTGAGTCGATCAGGATGTGATCTGCCTTCAACTCGGTCGCGGCGTAATGAACGAGAGCCAGAATGCGGTCCGCTGCTACCGAGTCGTTTTGGTCGTAGATGAACAGGAAGTCCCTGAGGGCGTTGATGACCGTCTCAAACTCCTCCAGCTCGACATTCCTCCCCAGCATCTGCCGAGCCATGCGGTAGAGGGTCTCCTCGGGCTTCATCTCGAGGGAGGCGATGACGACCGTCTGGCGCTGCCCTATCCACCACAGCGCGGCTTGTCCAAGAACCAAGCTCTTCCCGTGGCCGTTGATCCCAGCCCAGATGCTCAAAGCGCCGGGATTGAAACGGATCGTGTCGTGGGTCTTCGTCCAAGGAAGTGAGGGGCCGGACATCGAGCCCCTTTGGGCAATGTGCTTGGCGAACCGAAGGGCGATGTCATCCATCCCGATGACAAACTGGGCCTCGTCTTCACTCAGACGCTCCATGTGGGCAGTCAGGGCGGCAGGGTCGATTCTCATCGCCAGGCCCCGGCGGCGGCCCTTGGCTTTAAGTCGGTAATCAGGTCATCAGCCCATTGATGTCCACGGAGGAAGGTCGAGGGGTGCGGTATGAACTTCGGGTCACTAGGCCAAGCCCGGTTGGACAGGTGGTCCAGAAGTTCAGGCAAGGGTGGCCTGTCCTTCGCTGTCGACTTCCACGCCTTCAGCGCTTCCGGCTTCTTGACCTTCCTGGGATAGGCCAGCCAGAACTGGTCAAACTCGGGTTCACCCAAGTGTTTTTTCTTAAGAGGTTCTATTAAGGGGTTCTGTAGGAACCTCCTTCCGGGGGCCCCGGAATCTCCTTCCGGGGGGGGAGGAATCTCCTTCCGGGGGGTGTCGCCCTGATCTGCGCTGCTCTCAAAGCCCTGCTCGACCCCAATAAATGGGGCGTTCAGCCAGTACATGTTGACCTTCTGGCTACCTGTCCCATCGTGCTGATGCGCCACGGTGATCAGCTTGAGCTTCTGCAGCTCAACCATGTTTGACCTGATTGCCCGATCTGACAGGCCCGTCAGCTTTGAAAGGGTCTTTTGAGAGGGAAAACACCGCCAGTCCCCATGAGCTGGGTTGCAGTGTTCGTTGACAGCAAACAAAACCAACTTCTGGACAGCGGTTATCTGTTGGTCCCAAATCCATTTGATGTTGTAGGCAGACATTAGGCGGGCTCTTTGAATTCAAACCGCTCGGGAAACATCGCCGCCTGGGCGTTGATGCGGCCCTTGCTGGCTCTCTCCAGCCTCTCCGCCAGAACCTTGCTGCAGTTGCGATGGCGGCCTGCAAGCTGACGCAGATAAGCCACCGAGGTTCCAGCCTCCTGTGCTACCTGATCACGCTCTTCGGATGCCGTTGTTCTGAGAAAGGTTTTTATATCCATACCACAATCGCCCAGCTTGTGTGATACGTAAAGTATCGCATAGTGCTATCTCACGCAAGATGATATGTGTGGAACTTCCTCAGATAGCACAGTGTCTATGTAGCATGAGGCTAACCCGTGGTTTAATCCGGCGCATGGATGCCATCGCCGATATTCGTCACCGAAACCTCCTTGCCTTAATTGAGGAGGCAGGCTCGGCGAAGAAACTGTCCGACCGGACAGGAGTGGCAGCTGCGTACATTTCGCAGGTCAAAAACCGAGCGAAGACACCTTCCGGCAAGCCCAGAGGGATCGGCGACGAGATCGCTCGTCAGCTGGAAGAAGGAATGGGCAAGTTCCCTGGCTGGCTGGATACTGCAGACCTATCCCCGCGAGAGCGGGAATTGCTTGATGCGTTCCGCTCTATCTCGGACAGCGGACAGGAGTACACGCTCTCTGTATGCGCCGAAATCCGCAAGCTCGAGCGCTCCCGCCAGTAAAGCGCCTTGACCACCTCGTAGATCACTGCCCGCTGGGCTGAATCCATTTCGCGGAATGCCGCGAGCAGCAGCTGTTCTTTTTCTTCCATGGCAAACGCCTCAACACTGTACGCATCTACAGGCTAACGCCAGATTCTCTGCTAACTCAATCGCGCACCAAAAAAAATAGTTGCACAGTGCTATTGTCAAAGAGATAGCATGGTGCTACTTTCTCTCCATGCCAACAGGGAGCCCTGTCATGAAAGAGATGAACTTCAACGCCATCGGCTACCGGTACAACCCCGAACCCCCAGACACCTATCGTGAAGACGGCATCGCCGCTGCCATCTCAGACCGCGTTGAAGAGATCTGGGCCAACCCAGACCTTCTTGCCATTGCCTGCGATGAGCTGGGCTACCCGTTCAGGTTGCCGACCATCGTTGCGCTTTCTGAGTTCGTCTCGCGAACCATCCTGAACGCCCATCCCAAAACCGACGCCGAGCGGTTTGCCCTCGCCCTTGCCAACGAGATCTCAGATCACATCGAGGAGCAGGCCAAAGACCACATCTACACGCAGATGGAGGGCTGACATGCACTTTCAAGACGCAGAAGCAGAACAGATCGCGCTGGAGTTCATCGGCGCCATCAGCAGCCGGCTGGAGTCGTCAGTGGCAGCAACTCGGTTACCGCTGCCGGAAGACGAACAGCAGCGCATTGAGCAGCTGACGGACCGGCTTGTCGGTCTTCGGCAAACGGTGATTGGCATCAACGAAGCACTACAGGCCATCTTGCGCCTAGCACGGGAGGACGCATGAGCACCATCGAAAGAGAGTTTTATCGCACACAAGCGGAGGCCGGCATCCAGTTCGCGCCGTGGGCTGACAACGCGCAGCTTCAGCGCGCAGCTGGCGTAGCCATCGGCATCATCGCGGTCGGCATCAGCACCGCCGTCGTCATGGCGTTTTTTGCAGGCCTGCTGCGCCTGCTGGTCGGTGTGTGATGCGCCTTGATCATGTCGAGATTGAGAGAGGTCGCTGGATGACCACACTCCTCTTGGATTGCGGCGTGTTTGGCGAACGGCCAGGAATCGTCACTTACACAAGACGCCACGCCTTTTCGTACCCCGCGTCAGTCACGGTCCACACCGTGGTTGTGGGTGATGACAGAGGAGAGAAGGTCAACATCGAGCTGGACTTCTTCATGAAGCAGCGCATCGCGTTTCAGATCGAAGACGACATCGACAACTGGGAGACGCCTGACACGACGCCTTCCGAACTTTCAGAAGACATGGGTTAACGGAGATACCGATGAAAACCAGTGACACGATCAATGACATTGCGGCAGCTCTGTCAAAAGCACAGAGCGAGATGACAGTAGCTGTCTTTGACTCAAAGAACCCGCACTACCGGTCCAGCTACGCATCCCTTTCTGCAGTAACCGCTGCCGTTCGCGGACCGCTGACCAAAAACGGCATTGCCTTCATCCAGTCGTGCGAGACCACGCCCGATACGGTTCAGGTGTTCACCCGCCTCGTTCACTCCAGTGGGCAGTGGATTGAAACGGCAGGGCCTGTCATCCCCATTGGAAAGGGCGACGCCCACGGAGCGATGTCGGCCACCACCTATGGCCGCAGGGGATCGCTTGCGGTCGCCTTGTCACTTCCGTCAGACGAGGACGACGACGGCAATGCCGCTGTTCAGCAGACTCCCGAACTTGCTGACTCGAAAGACATCGGCGAATTGGTTGAGCGCCTTCTGGTCCTTGGAAAGAAACCCGGTGACTTCGCCAAGTTCATGGGCGTCTCTGCCATTGAAAAACTTCCCGCTAGCAAGCTGGAGGCCGCTCGCGCAGCAATCACTGCGGCTGAACGCAAGGCGGTGGCAGCATGAACGCCATCACCAGAGTAGAGCTTGAACAAGGCACGGATGCCTGGCACGACCATCGCCGTCAATTCAACAACGCTTCTGAGGCGGCTGCTGTCTTGGGGATCAATCCTTGGTTCCCGAAGACCCCTCGGCAACTGGCGGAGGTGAAGCTCGGCCTGAAGACCGTTCAGGTGACGCCCGCAATGAATCGGGGGACGCAGTTCGAGGAGATGGCGCGGAAGAACGCAAGCGACTCGCTGGGAATCGACTTTGAGCCTGCCGTATTTGTCAGGGGCGAATACTCGGCGAGCCTTGATGGCGTGTCTCCATGTAAAAAGGCTCTGCTGGAGATCAAGATTCCTGCAAAGGGTCAGCATTCAGATCTTTGGAAACATGTGGCGTCCGGTGAAGGAGTGCCGGCGCACTACATGGCGCAACTCGCGCACCAGGCGTACTGCTCCGATGTCGATACCGCTCATTTCTGGGTTTACGACCCCGAAGCTGATTACGGCATGGTCTGCACTCTGACACGGGATGAGCTTGCCGAAACTTGGGCGCTAGTCGAATCCGCATGGAAGGCTTTCAGGGCATCAGTGGACAACCTTGAACTCCCTCATCCGATGGGAGACGACGAGGTTCCCGTAACCGATTCCAAGACACTCTCTGTTGCGGAGGAGCTGATCTCCATCCGCTCTCAACTGACAGCCCTACAGGCCCGTGAGGAGGCCTTAGAGAAGTCCTTGCGGGCCTCCCTCCCCACGACACACGTCTCAACATTTGAAACGCCTCAGGGCTCTCTGAGGGCTCAGTGGATCACTCGCGTGGGAGCGGTGGACTACTCCAAGGTTCCGCAATTGTCAGGGGTGAATCTTGAGCGGTTCAGAAAGACCAGCACGACCTACCTGAGGCTTTCATGATCTGCCTTCAGACGCTCCAGCCATACGCTCAGGAGCTGTGAGATGGAATTGCAAGCCGGCGACATCGTTCAGATCGACCCAGACGTTGAGATGTTCGGCGGATGCCTGGTGACAGTGAACGAAGTCAGCGGCAGCCGCGTGATGGCATACGCGCAGGTGCCCGGCAGCGGGCAGGCCTATGTCTTTTTGCAGACTGGGAAGTTTGCGCTGACGGGTGGCGTGGCGAAGTGGGTGGCCGGCAACGTGTAACCGTCGGTTACATGTTCGCGGGACGTGGTGAAACACCGGAGCAAATCGAACATGACCAAACAGGAGCTTCAGCGGCTGGCGGGCATCCCGCACTTGCCGACAGACCTGACCTACGAGCTCCGGCTTGCGGTGTCGGGTGAAGGCCCAAGAGCTTATCGACCTTTTCCGCTATTCCAAAGCGAAGATACTCGGCAGGTTTTCAGGGTTCGAGTTTTCCTGCGTTCTGGAAAAGTCGCCCTCTATTTTTCGCCTGAGTTTTCCAGACGCTCCCCGCCTAGCTGTGCTAGGGCTTTCCGCGCGTCGTCATGGGTCAAGCAATACGCCAATGCCATCCGCGCACGGGGTGACGCATGACGCGCGACGAGATCATGCAGTTGGTGAACGAGACGGCCCCACGGTATGCGTCCTGGGGCATCGAGGCCCACTTCCAGAACTTCGCGCAACGCCTGCTCCAGATCGAGCGGAAAGCCTGCGCCAAAGCGTGCGCCGAGGTGGGCGGGGAGTACGACTGGCTGACGGCGCATAGGTGCGCCGAGGCGATTCTGGAGAGGGAGGAGAAGTGATGGGATGGGTTCTGCCTGAGCGTGTTACATCGTCCACCGGCCTAAGCCGCGACCAGTTGCGGGGAATGTGCCGCCGTGGCCTACTCCAGCGAGGCGTTCATTGGGCGGTCGTAGACCGCAAGCTGCTGTACCACGGAGAGGCGATTCAGTCATGGCTAGATATGCAGGCATCCGCCCAGCAAGTGGTGGGATTGAGATCCGATACCAGGTGCGAGGACGCAGCTTCTCGCATTTCATCGCTACCGCCCCGACTGACGCGGCCCTACAGGATGCAGCTCGGGTCCGGCGCAAACTGATTGAGCAAGCCAAGCTCGGCCTGCCTGATCCCGTCACCGGCACCATCACGTTTGAATCGGCCTGCCAGTCCTTCCTGCGGGACATCGAGCGCACCCGCGAGCCAAGCACGGCACTAACCTACCGGAAGCGACTTGTGGCGCACTGGAGCGAACTGGCGCACTTGGATCTTCGCGCCATCACGCTTGCCGTCCTACGCGGCGTAGACCGTGACCGCGAATGGAAGTCGCAGAAGACCAGACGGGACGCGCACAGCGTTCTGGCGGGGGTCATGCAGTGGGGGGTGTCGGAGGGATACTTAGAGACAAACCCGGCGCGGGCGCTTCGGGCAGGGTCGTGGCAACGCCCAGAGATTGACCCGTTCACACCTGAAGAGCTGGCGGGCATCCTGCGCGAGCTGCGCGGACAGCCGAAAGTGCTTTACAGCCTGATGGCCGAAACCGGGATACGCACGGGGGAAGCCTGCGCGCTGCAGTGGGGTGACGTGGAGGATGACGCGTTGCTGGTAAAAGCGACGCTATGGGCGGGGAAACGGAAGACCACAAAAACCCACCAGTCACGGCGGGTGCTGCTGACGCGTGAGGCCAAGCGCATCTTGAAAGAACACACCGCCACCCGGTTTGCCGGGTCGTGGGTGTTCGTCACCAGCAAGAACAACCCATACGCCGAAGAGCATTTGACGGAGGCGTTTGTGGGCGCGTGTGAGCGGGCGGGCGTGCGGTATCGGAGGCCGTACACACTGCGGCATACATACGCCAGCAGGGCGCTGTCAGCGGGTGTTGAGCCGTCGTGGCTGGCGTCGCAACTGGGCGACAGAATCGAGACGGTGCTGCGCCATTACGCGCGCTGGATTGGTGGCGAGCGGGACAAAAACGAACTAGCCAAGCTGGAAAAACTGGGAGGAAGTTGGGAGTAAACCAACCACCCCATGCCTAACTTGTTGATTCGGTAGATGAAAAAGTGGCGCACCCGGAGAGATTCGAACTCTCTTTTCGGCCATTACACGCCGCAAGAGGCCACGCTAGGCCTCTATTAATCAATGGGTTGGCGGTTTGGTATGGCTGTACGTCGATACAGCTTTTGGAAAAACTGGGAGAAAGTTGGGATATAAACTAGGTCAGGTGACTGGGTTTTAGCGCTTTTTGTCCAGAAGACCACCGATGGGCTTCCCGTTCCGCTCAAGCAGCTTGATGCCTTTGTCGTCAAACATGACGTAGTTAAACGTCCCTGATCCGCCGTCCCGGCTCTGTCCGTCCAGATAGCGGATGCCGGGGATGCCCGCCTTGTTCAAGGCTTTTGCAACCTCTGCTTCTTTTACTGCGGCTGGCTTAGCCTTTCCTGAACGTATCGCCATTTCATGCAGCCGCCGGTAGATCATGTGCCCGGTTTCTGCGGCGTCGTAGTCATCGCCACTTGGGGACCACATCTCTGGGTCAATTTTGGCTGGGTATTCCTGCAATGACTTCGGCTGCTCACTCAGCGGCTTGTCCCACTGGAGCAGGTCTTCGCCAGTAAGAGGAGTGGCGGCTTCTTTGGCGGGATCGGGCCAAGCGTATTCGCCGCGATACATTATCCCGGGGGCTGTCCTGACTGATTCGCGTTGGGCCATCAGCGCGTCATAGCGCTCAGCCGCTTGCTCGCCTTCTTTCGTTCGGTACTTTCGCCAAGACCCCGGCACTTCATCGCGGTTCATAATGTCTGCAAGCCGGGACATCTCAGCGTTTAGGTCGTTGACCTTCGTCATATCTTTTACGTTATCCGCATAGGCTTGCGCAGTCGCTGGGGTTTCAGCCCCATACGCCCCCCAGCCATACGCCTGCGCCCCTTCACCCGTCCCCATCTTGGACAGATCAAAGGCGTCGAACTTGTGAGGGGAGCCGTGCCAGAAAGGGATGGCACCCAAGAGCGGAGCGAACTTCGCCAAGTCCGTAGGACTGGGGCTCAACAAGCCCCCTACAGCCGCACCCAGTTGTCCTGAGAGCGTTCCGGGGATCTCATAGCCCGCAGCCTTGGCAATGGCGTCAGTCGTCCCTGCGTACTCGACAGGCGGTCTCAATGGGGTATCTGTGAGAAGGGCTCGGGGGTATTCCTGAGCCATATAAGCCATGTCGCCAGCCCATCCCGGTACACCCGCGACAGCGCCCGCATTAAAGCCTTGCGGGAAGTCCCCCAAGGCGTCACGGATCAGCTTCTCAATTGCTTTGCGGTACTCGCTCATGGCCAGTTCAGATCCAAAGCGGGGTCGTAGGCGGGGTCAGGGTTGCGCTCAAGGGATTTGGCATAGGCCTGAATGGCTCGAATGCGCGACATCCCCTCAGGAGCCTGCGCCTGGTTCAGCATGGGCCAGAGGAAGTCCAGCGTGTCGGGGTCGATGGGGGCGATAGCCTTGATCAGGGCATTTGCATGCCGGCGAACCTTGCCAATCGCATTCCCGCGGCCCAGTTGCACTTGCTCAGCCTTTCCTCTTCCCGACTTCCAATACTCGTCATGCGTCTGGATCTGGTATTGGCTGAGCTTGAGGATGTTGTCCGCAATGTGCCGAGCCTTTTGTTCCGACTCTGCATTCAGGTCGTACCGAGCGTTCTGGGTCAGAGCAAAAAATGGCATGGGGAACCTCAGTTCGTGTCGTAGACGAGGAAGGAGAAGTCTGCGTTCCATCCCCCGCCGCCGATCGAGGTCGTGATCGCGCAGCTAGTGGACGTTGACCAGTTGATGCTGATCTCGTAGCCGCCGGTCTCCATCGGTGACGCCAAGGTCAGACACTTCGCAATGTTTGTGACCCCTGATGAAAGCGTCAGGGTGTAAGCGCCATTGCCTGTTTTTGAAACGGACGAAATGTTGAGAGAGCCAGTCTGAAGTGTTCCGTCAGATGCCACGCGGGCATAGGCGAAAGGAACAAGACCAGATGAGGTGACGAAGCTCGAGATGAGCTTGAACTTGCCCTCCCCCGCGTCGTAGGTCACCTGATAAATTCCGCCCGACACAATGTCGCCAACCGTCAGGGCTGTGCCCTCCTGGTCCGTGATCGTCTTTGCTCCCAAAGAGGAGACGTTCAGGGTGGGGGTTGTGCTGCTTGATGTGTGGTTGGCCTCGAACGCAAAAGACAACCCGCCCTCGTAGGCTGAAACCGTCCGGTTTGGCGTAAGGGTGTACGCGTTTGAACTACCTCCCGAAACCAGTGTCCCATTGGTATCTTTGTACCACTTGGCCATTGCCGCCATGACCTCGCGGCCGGCGTTGTTGAGACTGGAGGCGGCCATCCCTTCGGGCCAGCCGTTGGGGGCTGCGGAGTTGTTGTTGGCGGCCGTTGTGGACCACGTTTGAATTTCGCTCATCGTCGAGCCTCCGTGACTCCGTACAGGGTGTAGGTGATTGCACTGCCCGTCCCAGACTTGACCCCGACAGATCCCCCAGAGGAAATCGTCAGGCCGCAACCGGGGGATGGGGAGGCGAACAAGGTGACAGTGGTGTTGGCGGCAAGGGATGCGCCAAAGACGAGCGCCGTCGCCTCCGAATACGTCGTCCCCGCGTTGTCGTGGTAGATTGAGTATGTGGCTGCGGAGCCTGTTGTGTTCGCGAGAACCAAGGACGTGACCTCCGTGCCCAGTGTTGCGGTAAACAGTGTGACTGCGCTGGTTCCCGATGGGCGGGACTGGGTGAGTTGAGAACCGGAGGCAAAGCTCATTGGAGAAGCCCGACAACAGCGGGGGTGACGGCACCTCTAGCAGCAGCCGGATAAGCCTGCCCCAGAAGCCCAATCTTTTGGGACATCGGCGGCTGGGTGAGGATGCGACGAATCTCAGTCTCAGGAACCCCCTTCGTCAGGAGAATGTTGCCGATCTGGCCCAACGTCTCGGGGTCGAGTTTCTTTCTTCCCAAAATGTCTCGCGCCATAGCCAAAGCCCCAGCAGCGGGCTGACCAGACAAAAACGATACGAGGGCATCTGGCTGTACCGCTTCATCCAAGCCTTGGCCGGCTTGTACGTTGGTCGAGGTCATCGATCCGCCGGTCACAATCTGTCGCGTCCTGGCGAACTCCCGCTCGGAAAGAGCCTGCCGTATAAACCTCTCGGCCTGATCGGGCGCGTCAAAGATCGCGTTGTACCGGTCAAGAAGTGACTTCTTGTTGACGATCTTGGAGGGGTCGTGCGTGAGGGACATATCATCGAGCTTCTGGACAATCTCCTTTGCCGCTCCTCGACGGAACATTTCGCGCTCGCTCTGACTCATCCCTTGGCTGAGATCCATCAGATCTTCAGCATCAAGTTTAAAAAACATGCGCCCTTTCTTTGCTGCATCTAGCAGCGCGGCATCACCGGCAAACGTATCTCGCGCCTCCTTGTAAGCGGGGGATACGTCATCCAGCACTGCAAGCAGATCGCTTTTCAGTTTGAGCAGCGGTCTGGCGGACTTCTTCTGCCCCGACGTGATAAACCGCTCAATCTTGCTGTCTAGGCCCTGTTTGGCAGAGTCCAGAATCGACATCAGGTTATCGCCGGGGTCATCACCGGCATCCTTGGCCGCTTTCACGCCCGACCGGATTGCGCTTGCCAGTGATGGCCTGTCACCCAATCCGAGCCACTCCCACTCCTTCGCATTTGGATTGGCTGCCAGATAGTCATCGCGCATGGTCGAGAGCGCGGCGCTTCCTTCTTGGCGTGCTTGGGCATACAGAGGGTCAGCCTTGGCCGACTGCGTGACCCTGAGCTGCTTGATCATGGTGTTGAAGTCGCCCGCGTCAACGCCAAGCGTGTCCTGCAGGGTTGATGACAGACGACCGGAGGAGCCCAATTGCCGAGCCTCAAGAAGACCTCTGGCTTGATTGGCGACAGGGCCGACCTGATCGGCTGCAGCACGCGCCGCACGACGCATGGTTTCGTCGGTATCGGCCAGCATGGCCTCTGAGCCCAACCGTCTGTAGCGGTCAATCACTTCATCTGCCGACAGACCTGCTCGCTCTGCCATCTGGCGCACGGCACGCTCGGCATCACCGCGAGGCGTGCCGGCCAACTTGTTGGCGGCCCATTTCGCAAACGCGCCAACAGCATCGCCTCCTTTTTCGGCAACGACGCCAAGGACGGGGGCAGCAACAGCGCCAATGGCCGCACCCTTCCCAGCGCCCTCTAATCGCTCGCCAGAGTCCGCTGCGCCGGCTCCATAAAGGCCGCCCTGAGCCGCTCCCAGCGTGGCAGCCGCGAGAGGCTTGGCCAGGCCTCCGACGGCTGCAGGAAGCAGCGACGACGTACGGGCGATCAAGCCCGGCAGCGCCTTTGCCCCTGACACCCCTCCTGTGAGAATCCCTCCGCCGAGCTCTAAGAGGCCTGCTGTCCACGGATTCTGTTGTGCATAGGCTTTCTGCTCACCGGAGATAGATGCCTGCATATCTCGGTAGGCATCAACCGGGCTTGTGCCGGTTGCGATGGCGGCAGGAATTGCCGCGCCAGCAGCTAGTAGCTCATCGCCAAACCCGAACGTTGCCCCCTGTAAGGCCGCAAGAGTTCCTAGTCGAGGGGCGTCATACCAGTTGGAGGACTGAGGCGCGGCTGTCGAGGCATTTGCTTGAGCGTAGGCGATGATCTCCTCCTCGCTGGCTCCTTCCGGATGCTGTACTTCAATGATGGAGCCGTCCGGCGACTTGACCGAAGTGATGGGCATCAGTTTTTCCTCACGATGCCCCACCCGCTTGAAGGTGGAGCGCTCTGGGATTGAGCGGGCGATGAGTTCGGAACAGGCCCGGCAGAGATGCTGCTCGGCTGACGGGCTTGGGCCTGCTGAGCACGACGGCGGGCACGACTGACGCCCACGGCAACGACATCCTGCAAGTCGCTTATCGCCTGATTAAAGTCTTCCTCCGACTGCGCCCGGCTCAGTCGCCCGATGGCTTGCTCAGCCTTTTTCCCTTCGATCTCGGTAATTGCGCCGCCGCCTTTGAGCGATTCATAGGCTTGCAGGAATGCCTTTCCCTGAACCTGCTCTAACCGCGCAACAAAGCCTGCGGTCGGACTTCCGGGAATCACCGGCAGCATGGATCGCGCGCCAACGGCTTGTGACTTTCCGGGATGCGCGGCAAGTTCGGAAAGAAGCGTGTCCATTTCTGCGGCAGACGCCTCAACGGTCGGCAAGTCAGACAGCGCCTGCGCATCGCTTTCCGCCGTCATCTTTCCACCCGCCCTCGCGCCTGCAATGGCTCCTTGCAGAGCGGGATCGCTGCCTACGGGGCTTCCCGTAAGTGGGTTAACGACCGGCTGCATGCCCGGTTGATTTCCCGCTTGAACAAAGGAGAAGCTGCCATCAGGGTTTCGTACAACTGTGGGAGCAAACAGCCCAGGAGTCCCTCCTGCAGCGCCGGACACTTGCATGAAGTCCGTGAACGACCCCTCATACCCGTTCTGACGAGCGAACTCGTACTCGCGCATTTTGCTAGTAGGAGTGGCGGGCGGCTGCAGAGGGTCGATCATTCCCGCCTGCTCGGCCATCCCGACGTTGCCTTGCGTGGCAAGGTGTCCGCGAAGGAGGTCCTGGTACTCGGGGGATTTCAGTTGCTCGAGTTCGCTGCGAGCCTTCTCTGCGCCGGCCATGTCCTTGCTTGCCACGGACGAACGCAAGCGCTGAACAGCATCCGCCACTTGCAGGTTCATGGACTGGATCATCGCTCCGGTGATGTCGTCCTTTCCTTGGGCTTTATCAGCCTGCTCGGCCTGCTTGCGCAGCGCATCAAGCTGCAGCTTCCGAAGCTCGTCTTCTTTGGCTTGCTGCTCCTGCGCCATCCTTTGACGCAGCATGAACTGCATGCGGTCGTCGCGTTCGGGGCCCGTTCCGGCCGCCGTTGCCATAAGAAGCGCTCGCTTGACCTCAGGGTCGCCTAGAAGGCCGCCGATGTTTGATAGCCCACTAAGCAACCCCATACAGCACCCCCGCGTAGTTGACGGCCTTGTACCCGTCCTTCATTACGACAAGATCAGGACGCGTCTTTTCAACCTCCTGAGCAATTACCCCTTCGGCATCACCTGACAGACCGAGCGCGTTGGCTTTTTCGTTCCAAGTCCAGGTGTACCAGTTAAAACCGTTCACGCTTCCTTTTGGAGTGATGTCAGCCTTCAGCTCAATGTCTGAGCTTAGGTAAGCCAACAGAGCGTTTTGCGCGAAGTTGCCAAACGCCGATCCATCGTTCTGATCGTAGTTTGAGTTTGAACTTTGAAGGTTTGACGCTGGGTTCCCTGAGATCCAGCTTGCGAGCTGGCTCATGTTTTGATAAGGCAACTGTTGGTAATAGCCAAAACGGTTTTGATTGTCCTGCAGGTACTCGCCGGCCTTGTTCTCCACCATCCCACCAATGCCCATCATCCGGCCGATGTTTTCCCACTCGTTGTTCATCATGTTTTGGCCAAGGTTTGCCCCGGCAAGCTGATTGTCTACGCGCTGGTTGAACATGCTGTTAAGCGCATTACCCATATCCAGCCTGAACCCTTGATTGAATTGCTGCGCATTCATGTCGTTGGTCGCGTTAAACCTTCTGGCGTCCTGCGCAAGGTTGGCCTGATTGATATTGCGATTCAGCGCGTTTTGCGCGTTTTGCGAGCTCGCCTGGAGCCCATAGCCTTGCGCTTGCGTGTCAAAACTGCCAAGAGAGTTAGCCGCCTGCATCATGCGGTCGCGCTCTTGCTGGTAGTTTCCACCGTACACCTGATTACCAAGGTCAGACAGTGTGGTCCCCAGTTGCTCGCTTGCTTGATTGACAGCGTTTTGATGAACTCCCGATCCCGTTCTCCCCGCAAGGCTGAACGTGGAGTTCACCCCCGGTAGAACGGACTCGTTGAACTGCCGCGTGACCGCGTTGCTTGCACGGTTGAAGGTCTGATCAAGATAGGGGTTGCTGTTGAGAAAGTTCCCGCGCATCGTCTGATTGAATGCCTGCCGATTCCGATCGGTCAGGCCGTTGCCCACCTCAACCTGCTGGTTTTGTCTGATTTTAGCCGCATTAATGCTGCTTGGATCAACGGTGGTGTTTCTAAACCGGTTGAGATAGTTCTGCCCGGGGTTGTTGCCACCTCCGCGCATCAGCTGGGCATACAGCGCATCAAGCGGTTGTTGGTATTGCGAACCTCCTAAGGCAAGGTTCTCCGCCATGCCCATGCCGAGCTGCGACTGAGGGGAGAAAGGGATGACTGTGCTTTCCGGGTAATACGCAGGCCCGCCCTGGTTGTACAGTCATCCCTTTCTC